ATGCTAAGTATGTTAAAAAGAGATTTTTGGTATGATTTACCCAAAGAGCTGATCGCACAGGAGCCTGCGTGCCCCCGCGACGCGGCCCGGCTGATGGTTTTGAACCAGAAGGATGACAGCATCCAGCACCGCATCTTCCGCGATCTGCCCGAATACCTTGAGCCGGGCGACCTGCTGGTGGTCAACAACTCCAAAGTCCTGCCGGCCCGTATCGTGGGCGTCAAGCAGCCCACCGGCGCGGTCTGTGAGCTGCTGCTCCTGCGTCAGGTGAAGGGCGACCAGTGGGAGTGCCTTGCAAAGCCCGGCAAGCGGATGCAGCCCGGCACCAAGGTCAGCTTCGGCGACGGCAGCCTGACGGCCATCGTGGACGAGACGCTGGAGGACGGCAATAAGTTTGTCACCTTCTATTATGACACCGAAACGCTCTACGAAAAGCTGGACGAGTTCGGCAAGATGCCGCTGCCGCCCTATATCACCAAGCAGCTGGAAGACCAGAGCCAGTACCAGACCGTCTATGCCAAAGAACTTGGCAGTGCTGCCGCCCCCACGGCGGGCCTCCACTTCACGCCGGAGCTGATGGACACCATCCGCGCCAAGGGCGTCAACATCACAGAAGTGACGCTGCACGTCGGTCTGGGCACCTTCCGCCCTGTGCAGGAAGACGAGATCGCCGACCACAAGATGCACAGCGAGTGGTACTCCGTCAGCGAAGAAACGGCAAAGCTCATCCATGACACCAAAGCTGCGGGCCACCGGGTCATCGCCGTGGGCACCACCAGCTGCCGCACGCTGGAAGCTGTCGCCGCAAAGTACGGTGAGATCCGAGCTTGCAGCGGCAACACCGACATCTTCCTCTATCCCGGTGTTAAATTCAACTGCATCGACGGCCTCATCACCAACTTCCATCTGCCCGAAAGCACCCTCATCATGCTGGTGTCGGCCCTCTACGGCTACGAAAAGACGATGGCCGCATATAAAGTGGCCGTTCAGGAGCGTTATAGATTCTTTTCTTTCGGCGACGCTATGTTTATCGGAAACATGAAAGACGACGAAAAGTCGAAGTAACAAAAAGCCCGGAAATCAAAAGGTTTTCGGGCTTTTTGCTGTCTCGGCGGTTTTGTAGAAAAACTGCAATTCCAGTCCATTTCGGAACAGAATTGAGGTGGTAAGCCCGTCTTTTATACAAAAGTTTGTGGCGATGCTGTTCAGGAAATCCTTGATGATTTTCGGGTCAATTTTGCGGATGAAACGCTCGTAGTCGATGAAGCGTTTGTCCTGAAGTTGCTGGCTCAGGATGAAGTAGCTCGCCTTCGCCATAAACTCCTCGTCGGAGAGCGAGATGGCGTCGGCGGCGACCTTCTCGGCGGCTTCGAGCTTGGCGTCTACCTCGTCGAGAGAGTCCATAAGCTGCTTGCGCTCTACGATGTAGTCCTTCTCCGGCATGGAGTCGTCGCTGTATAGGTAGAGCGTCCTCAGGCGGTTGAGGGCTCGTTCCAGCCTGCGCTTCTCAGACAGCAGAAGCTCTCGCTCTTGGATGTTCGCTGCGCTTTCGGCAGCGGCGGCGCTGGGGGCGTCGAACGGCATTTCAGAAAAGCCGCTGCGGAGGTGGTTGTAGAGTTCTTCTAGACCGGGACGACCGATGTGGTCAACGGAGGCAAGTGCTTCGCCACGCAGCAGCTTTTTTTCGAGGGTCTCAATGCTGGTGCTCTTGCCGAAAGATTTGGATGCACGTATCATATTGGCGATAAAGTTAAAGACGAACGGACCGATGGTCGTATCGATGATGTACTTGTTTGTGCAGTCGTCGAAGCGGCGGCGCCGGGTGCAGAGGTACTGCGACGGACGCCAGCCATCGCTGCGAGCCCGATCTGATGTAGCGGACATCAGAGAGCCACAGTAGCCGCAGCGTAGTAGTCCGCCGAAGATGTGGGTGTTCTTCCGCTGGTAGGTGCGACCGTCGAAGTTCGACCGGCGGTGTTTCTCCAAGATACCGGCGATGTGGTTCTGACGCTCACGGGTCACTATGGCGGGGTGATGGTCTTCGACCATGACCCATTCGTCTTTGGGCTTGACGGAATAGGTTCGGCTGCTCTCGTCACGGTAGTTGTAACGGTAGGTTCCTGCATAGAACGGGTTCGTCAGCATCGTACGGACAGTGACGGGGTTCCACGGTTTTCCGGTACGGGAGCGGATACCCTTCTCGTTGAGCTGCTTCGCCACGGTGGTCAGAGACTGAATAGACTCATAGAAGTCGTAGATGTAGAGGACGACCTTCGCCTCGCTGTCGAGGACGTGGAAGACCTTCTGCTCTTTGTCGTAGGAATAGCCGAACGGTATCTTGCCGCCATTCCAGACGCCGCCGTTGGCTCTCGACAGCATGATGGCACTGACACGCTCAGAGGTCATGTTGCGCTCCAGCTCGGCGAAGACGAGGATGATTTTAAGCATAGCCTCACCCATCGCAGAGGAGGTGTCGAACTGCTCGTTCTTCGACACGAAGGTGACGCCCAGCTTCTTCAGCTCGGCATACATGGCAGCAAAGTCCAGCAGGTTGCGGCTGATGCGGTCTATCTTCCACACCAGTATATGCGAGAACTCACCTGTCCGAACACGGTTTATCATCCGCTGGTAGTCGGGGCGGTCGGTATTCTTCGCCGAGTAGCCGGGATCCTCGAAAACCTCGAAGCTATCGATGCCAAGAACGTACTTGCAGTAGGCAATCAGCTCCTCACGCTGCACGGGCAGGCTGGCCCGGTCAACCTGATACTGCGTTGAGACTCGAACGTATATGGCGACTTTCTTCTCCTCAAAGCGTTGTGCCACCTTCTTCGTCACATAGCCCATTGTGAAACCTCCAGAAGATAATAGCTGAAGAAAAAGCAGCTCCATGCGTAGTGCGGGGCTGCTTTTCTGTTATGCACAAAAAAGAACACTGAGAATTATTCAAATTGTCGGGGGCTGCACATCCAGCGAATGGATAACGGCATCTCGGATGCCGCCATAGTCAGCGCGGTATGGCTCCAGCTTTTGTAGCATGGTGAGAGAGATGGTCTTTTGGGGGCCACACTGTTCGTCCAGAATATGAGTCGGTACGATGTAGAAGTCCCATCCATCCAACACCAGCGGGTCGGCACGCTCGCGCACAGTCTCAGTGTAGAGGCAGAACACATACACGTCGGATTGCCGTTTGACCTCCTCAGCATAACCGCTGATGGAGTCCCAAGCTCTTGTTGGCCGGATGCTGAACTGGATGTTGGACAGCCTGCCATCGCCCTGCCGCCATGCCTGAAGATATGCGCAACTCTTGACCTCGATGCGCACTTCATCGCGGGCCTCGCCATTACATACCCAGTTGTAGGGGAAAGAGATGTCGTAGGGAGTCCAGTCATCGTTGGTTCCGCTCAGATCAACGCCCAGTGCGGCCGATACGATGAACTCGCAATAGGAGCCTCGCAGGGTGTTGTTGAGCAGGTCTGATGCGTTCCAGCGCCAGTAGTCGCTCAAGGAGTATTCTGTGGGCATACCCTTGAATATGATGTATTCGTCGCCAGTACGTTGTTTTGCCATGATTTTCACCTCCTCGAAAAGTCAACCTGTATCAGCCTACGTCGGCTTTTTCCTCACGCTGTATGGACGTTATGATGACCCGCTGTTCCGGGGTCATGTAGCGGTCAAGCAACGACCACAAAACCTGCCGGTCTGCGATGGACGCTTTCTCGTAGCAGGCGACTAAGATGTTGACGTCGGGCGGTGTGCGGCTTGCAGCGGGCAGATTGGCACCGACCAGAACGTCCAGCGTCACGCCCAGTACAGAGGCCAGCTCCACAGCGGTCTCGATGTTCGGCGTTCTATCGCCGGAAACATAACGTGAGATGGTCGTCTCCGTCGTGTTGATATGTTCTGCGACAGCACGCTGCGTGAGGCCGCGCTTGTCGATGAGTTCTTTGAACTGTTTGGCGAACATGGCTTTGCTGTACATAGTGATACCTCCCAATGTAGCTTACTTACCAAGTTTATAACATACTTGTCAAAGAGTAAACAAAACTTACCAAAATTATCATTTTAAGATTGACATATACCATATCGGTAAGCTATAATGAAGACACGGAAAGGGGGCGAGCAGATGAATAGCTCCAAGCTCAAGGGCATCCGGGTCGAGAAGGGAAAGACCCAGAAGAACATGGCCGAATTGATCGGCAAATCGCTTGTTACCTACTCCAAGAAGGAGCGCGGAGAAGTCGAGTTCTCCAATGAGGAAATGAGCATTGTAGCCAAAGCGCTTGACCTGACCAGCGATCAGGTCAACGCTATTTTTTTCGACGATAACTTACCGAAAGGGTAAGTATACGCATAGCGGTTTGCTGATGTCTAAAGTATAACGCATCAAGGGGGCAAAGAAAATGGGACGCGATGCCGCAAAAGCCTGTGAAAACCAGTGCTTCCGGTGTAGGAAAGAGGCCGCAAAGCACAACGATAAGCTTGGTAGCCGTGAAGGCGCTGCGGAACTGCTCGGAATCTCGGTTTCGAGCCTTGCGGATTACGAGCTGGGCAATACGAAGGTCATCCCGGTGGATAAGGTGGTGCTGATGGCAGACATCTACAATGCACCGGAGCTGATGGCGTGGTATTGTTCGTCGGAATGCCTTATCGGAAAGAGCCTCGAAATGCCGTCCCCTGAAATTGCCTCGGTAGAGCGTACGACCATGAAGCTGCTGAAACAGCTCCGGCAGGGTGACATCGAGCAGGTCAAAGAAAAGCTCATCGACATCACGGCAGATGGCATCATCTCCAAGGATGAGTGGGCAGACCTGACCGAAATCCTCGACTACCTCGACGGACTGATTCGGGCGGCGCGGGAACTGAAGCTCATTGGCTCCAAGCTCCTGAACGGAGGCGCAGACGATGGCTGACATCCAAACGCTGAAGAAGCTGCTGGAAGAAGAATATGGCATCACAACCGCAAGAGAACTCGACGAAGCCATGAAGAAAATCGGCGGATTGAATATCGGCGTGTTTGCATCGCCGGTAAGAAAGGATGGAACGAAACATGAAAAAGTACGCAGTATTGCACGAGCCGGGTGACATCGTTACGCTGGCCGGAACCAGATTTGTGGTGCTGGATGTTGAGCGTCGTGGTAGCCTGCCGGACAGCCTGTTCCTGCTGGCGCTGGAATCGGTTGGTGCTTCTGAATTTGGCAGCTCCAACAACTACGCAGAGAGCGACCTGAAGAAGGCCGTGGACAAGTGGTTGGAGGACATGGGCAAGAGGGGTCTCGACAACGCCAAGCTCATCCCCCGCGAGATCGACCTGACCACGCTGGACGGTTCCGGCTGCTATGGGAAGTTGTCGGTGAAGGCTGCGCCGCTTACACTGGATGAAGCTCGCGAGTACGCTGACATCATCCCCAATGCGGAGCGGTGGTGCTGGCTGGCGACCGGTTGGAGCGGTCCCAGCAAGTCGGACGGTGATCTCGCCCTGTACGTCGGCTCCGATGGCGGCTGGTACCACGACTTCTGCCCCAACTCGTACGGCATCCGCCCCGCTTTGAAGGCCCCCTCTATCCTCTTTGAGGACTCTGAGGCCGGTCTGGACTTGAGCAAGATTCCAACCGATGATCTGCTTCAGGAAATCCACCGCAGACTCGCGGAAAAGGCATGAGTGCCGATAAGCTGGCAGAAGCACAGCAGGCGGCGGAAACATCGCTGGGATTCAAAATCCCGGATGTGGTAGCCACCAGCGTTCTCTGGTATGCCCGGCGCAAATGTGAGCTGGCAGAGCAGCCGGAGAGCTACCTTCCGCTTCTGTACGAAACCGAGCTGACCGACTACTATATGCGGTTGGCAATCAACCTGAAAGGAGAAAAGCAACGTGAGCAACGAATGCGTGAAGCCCGAAATTCCGCAGTTCCCGGAACTGACATTTGAGGAAGAACGGCATCTCTACTACCTGAACGGGCTGGAAGTACCCAGCGTGACCACCCTGATGAAGCCGCTGTCCAGTGACTTCTACAGCACGGTGGACCCGGAGATTCTGAACAAGGCCGCAAAGCGCGGCATGGCCATCCACAATGCGGTGGAGAACTACGCCAAGTTCGGCATTGAGGACATTCCGCCGGTGTATGCCGGGTATTTTGCCGGCTTCCGGGAGTGGTGGGATAGCCGCAAGCCGGAAGTTCTGGCGACCGAAACCAAGGTCTACCACAAAATCCTGCGGTATGCAGGCACGGTCGATCTGCTGTGCATCATCGACGGCAGGGTGACGCTGGTGGACTACAAGACATCGGCACAGGTGAACAGCAAGCTCTGCGCTGTGCAGCTTGAAGCCTATGACAGGGCATGGGAGAGCCACGACATCAAGGTCGATGACCGGCTGATTCTCCACCTGTCCAAGAAGGGCTATCAGGAAGTGCGCTTTCCCCGGAGTGGGAAGTGCTGGTCGGTGTTCTCGTCCTTGATGACAATTAAGAACTACATGAACGAGTGATTTTTAGGAGGTTCAACAGATGGAAAAAGAAACTATGGTGGCAACCGTTCCGCAGGCCGAAATCGTTGATGAGCAGCAGCTCTCCCGCGATGTGACCGACATCGAGTTTCAGGCGGAGTCGCTGGTTATCCAGACCGATGAAGATTACGCCTTTGCCGGTGAGTTCGGCAAGATGCTGAAGAAAAAGGCGTCGCAGGTCACGACGTTCTTCAAGCCCATGAAAGACAGCGCCTATCAGGCCCACAAAGCGGTTTGCGACCGGGAAAAGGCCATGCTGACCCCGCTGCGCAACGCAGAGAAGACGGTCAAGCAGGTGATGGGCGCCTACATTGCAGAGCAGGAACGTAAGCGCCGGGAAGCTGAAGAAGCTGCTCGACGGGCAGCGGAAGCTGAACGGGAGCGCAAGATTCAGGAAGCGGCTACGCTGGAAGCCGCCGGTGATGCAGATGGAGCGGAGGCTGCCTTTGAGGAAGCAGCCATCATGGATGATGCTGCAAGCTATGCGGTAGTGCCTGCCGCAGCCACCCCGAAGGTCTCCGGCGTCAGCACCTCGAAAGACTGGGAAATCGTCGAGATCGACCCCAAGGCGGTCCCGCTGGCGGTGGCGGGCATTGAGCTCCGCCCGGTCGATCAGGCCGCTGTTATGCGCCTCATCCGTGCCTCGAAGGGCCAGATCGAAATTCCCGGCATCACCTACCGTCAGGTCGCAAAAATGAGCTTCAGGGGGTAAAAGAATATGTCTGCTGCTATGAGCAAGGCTGAGAGCAACGCTCTCGTTGTCAGCTACGACGTTCTGGGTACGCACGTTGAGCTGGATTTGGATTTCGTGAAGAAGTACCTCGTTCGCGGCAGGGCAGAACTGGTAAGCAATCAGGAACTCGTGTTCTTTATGAACACCTGCCGCCAGCAGAAGCTCAACCCGCTGGTTCAGGGTGAGGTCTACCTCATCAAGTACAGCAAGGATGACCCGGCGCAGATGGTCGTTGGCAAGGATGCCTACCTCCGCAGAGCATTTGACCACCCGGACTACCTGTTCAAGAACGACGGCATCACGGTACAGCGTGGGAACGAGATTATCCAGAAAGAGGGATGCTGCCTCTATCCGGGTGAAACTCTGGTTGGCGGCTGGTGCCGCGTTACCTTCATGCGGAACGGCAAGGAACGCACTGCATTCAAGGAAGTTGCCTTTGCCGAGTACAACAAGGGGCAGGCAAACTGGAAATCCAAGCCTGCCACCATGATCAACAAGGTCGCTGTCAGCCAGTGCGTGAGAGACGCTTTCCCGAAGGACTATGAGGGTGTGTACTCCGAGGATGAGATGATTGCATCTGGCGCTATCCCGGTGGGGTACAGGGAGTTGGATGACCCGAAGCCGGAGGAATCCGCACAGGAAGAAGATGACCCGGTCATCTCGCAGGAGCAGCGCCAGCAGCTTTTCAAGGCGGCGCAGGCAAACTTCGGCAAGGACAAGGGCAACGCCGTGGTCAAGTCCATCATCGAGGAGATGGGGCTGACCTCTACGACCGGCATGAAGATGTCTACCTACAACAAGGTGGTCGAGCGGCTGGTCGAGATCTGCACGGCCCACAAGGCGGAGCTGGAAGCTGAGGAAGACACCAAAAATGACGGTGCAGCTGAAGAATAAAGCCACCGGCGGAAAAGGAAGGTGAGGGGATGCCGTGGATAAGCGTACATCAGGAGGTGGACGGTACGAAGCTCCGTAGATTATACCGTGCCATCGGGTGTTCCAAGTTTGAAGCCCTCGGCATCCTGAACTTCCTGTGGTTCTGGGGCATGAAGAACGCCGATGAGACCGGGCTGGTCAAGGATGCAGACCTCGAAGTCCTGAGCCGATGCGCCAGATCGCGCTGGAGGGCTATCGGAACGGCGAAACCACGACGGCCATCGTCAAGCAGATTCAGCGGACGTACAGCGTAGACCGGCGGCACGCCCAACTGCTTGCCCGCGACCAGATTGCCAAGCTGAACGGTGACATCACCCAGCAGCAACAGCAAGACGCAGGCGTGGTGGAGTACGTCTGGTCAACCTCTGGCGATAGCCGCGTCCGCCCAAGTCATGCTGCATTGAACCACAAGCGGTTCCGCTGGGATGACCCGCCGGTGGTCGATGAAAAGACCGGGCGGCGCTGTCACCCCGGCAAAGACTACCAGTGCCGCTGCTGCGCACTGCCGGTCTTCAACATCAAAACCGTTGACCTGCCGGTCACGAAAGGGGGCGATGGCCGTGGATGAAACCATCCTGTAAGACCTGAGAGGGGAGTTGTTCAACATGGAAAACGATATGAAGGTTCAGCGCTTTGACAGCCTACCGCTGGATGCCACCTATTTCACAGATGAGGGCTACCTTGTAGACCACCCCATCGTGACATCGGTGGGCATTTTTGTTTATCACAACCCGGACGGTTCCGAGCGCCGGGAGCTGCGGTTGCCTGAAGAAGTCTTTGCTGAAAAGAGCCTTGCGTCCTACAAGGGGAAGCCCATCATCGTAACGCATGATGCTGGCTACGTTGACACCGACAACGTGAAAGATGAGAGCATCGGCACGATTTTGTCGGAGGGCTACCGGGACGGCAATGATGTCCGTGCAGAAATCATCATCCACGACACCGACAGCCTGAAGAAGTACAAAATGCGTGAGCTGTCCTGCGGCTACAACCTGCGTCTGGACGAAACGCCCGGTGTCTGGGAGGGGCAACCCTATGATGCCATTCAGCGGGACATCGAAATCAACCATCTTGCCCTTGTCGATAAGGCGAGGGCTGGTGAACAGGCCCGGCTCAACATTGATGGGCAGGGCCACGACTGCATGAAAGGAGAAAAACTGAACATGGAAAACACCACCAAGAGAACTGATGGCGCTCCCACCCCGGAGGAGCTGGCCGCTGCTGTGGAGGCGTTCAAGAAACGCCGCGCAGAGCGTTCTGGCGCTGCGGCCGACGGCGGTATTACCGCAGAGCCGCCTGCGCAGACCGCCGGTGCTGCTGAAGGCGAACAGCCGGATGCAGTTCAGCAAGTCAAAGACCGCCGTGACCGCCGCGATTCTGAGGGCGACCCGGCAGATATGCCCGGCGCAATGGGCGTGATCGCGCAGCAGGACGAGGACATCGACACCCTGCTGGGAGTTATCGACGTTCTGAAAGCTGCTGGTACGACCACTAATGGCGCTGAGGGCGACTGCGGCGGCACTCAGACCGATGGCGACGGCGATGAAGGCAACGCCGATGAGGGCGGCGACGCCGCGCAGGATAAGAAAGGCCACGCAGACTCCGCCAATGACTTCCGCGAGCTGCTGCGCGTTGTCCGTGTCGGCGACCGCCTGAACATGGATGGTCTGGAAGCCATGAGCGTCAAGGATGCCAAGAAGGCCGTTCTGGGCAAGCTGAAGCCCACCCTGCATCTGGACGGCAAGAGCGCCGCCTACGTCAACGCAGCGTTTGATATGGCCGTTTCCGAGATGAAGGAGCGCAAGGATACCAACTATCAGCGTTCCCAGATGATGCACGGCGATGGCAAGCCCCCTGTGAAGCAGACCAGCTCCGCTTCCGAGGCCCGCCAGCGCATGATCGACCGCAGAATGAAGAAGGAGGAAAAGTAAGATGGGTGTTCAGAAAACCTACGGCTATGCAACCAGCAAGGGCGTTGCAGGTGGCATCTACGATATGTTCCACTACCCGGTGGACTCCCGTTTCAATGAGGAGGCGACCGGCAAGCTGCATTTCGGTGTTGGTGTTGTCACCGGCAAGGTCCCGGGCAGCAGCGTTGCGCTTCCGACCAGCGCAAGCACTGCTGATAACTTCGAGGGTGTTGTCATCAACGGTTTCGACCGCCAGCAGGATTTGGAGGGGAAGCTCTACGTCCTGAACAACCAGAACGTCGGTGTCATGCGCCGTGGCCGCGTTTGGGTACGTCTGGCGACCGGCGCTGCACCCGCCTATGGTGATGCCCTGCACATGATCGTGGAAGGCGATGAGGCAGGCTGCTTCGCAAAGGAGGGCGGCATCGCAATTCCCGGTCGTTTCATCGGTGCGGCCAGCAATGGCGTTGCGCCGGTGGAGCTGTACGGCGTTCCTGCCGCGAGCGGCGCTGACGGTCACGCTGCATCCACCGACGATGCCAAGCCTACTGTCTGAGAGAAGGAGGACAAAATCAGATGAACACTAACCAGAAATCCATGAGATACGACCAGAACGACTACGACGCTCTGCTGCACTCCAAGATTCCGGCCGCTCTGGTCGAAACTCCGCAGATGAACTTCGATGATGCCAGCGATGCCTCCGTGTTCTTCGCCCGCGAGCTGGATTACGTCAAGTCTCAGTCCTACGATGTGGAGTACCCGGAGTTCACCGCGCTGAAGCTGTTCCCGGTCTCCAGCGAAATCAACCCCGGCGCCGAGACCGTCACTTACTACAGCTACGACAAGACCGGCATGGCGAAGATTATCAGCAACTACGCCACCGACCTGCCCCGTGCTGATGTGAAGGGTAAGCCCACCACCGCCATCATCAAGTCTCTGGGCGACAGCTACGGCTACTCCATTCAGGAAATGCGTGCCTCTGCTATGGCAGGCAAGTCGCTGGATGCCCGCAAGGCAGAGTCTGCCCGCTACCAGATCGACTACCTGAACAACAAGATCGCGTGGAATGGCGATGCCGAGACCGGCCTGCGCGGCGTTCTGTCCAAGGACAACGATGTGCCGCTGTACGTTCCTGCAACCGGCGCAAAGGGTTCTACCAAGTGGGCCGACAAGACCGAGGACGAGATTCTGGCCGACATCACCGGTATGCTGAAGCAGGTCGCCCGCACCACCAAGAAGGTGGAGAAGCCGGACACTCTGGCCCTGCCGTCCGAGGCGTATATCGAGATTCAGAACCGCCGCATCGAAAGCACTGCCACCACCGTGCTGAAGTACGTTCAGGACAATATCAAGGATATTGCCCGTATCGTCTCCTGCCCGGAGCTGGACCCCGACAGCGTGGACACCAACCCGTATGCGGCAGAAAGCGATGGCAAGGGCGTTGCACTGCTGTTCAAGAACGACCCCCGCAAGTTCACCATCGAGAACCCGCTGTCCTTCATGCAGTATCCCGTGCAGCCTGAAGGTCTGGAGATGGTCGTTCCCTGCGAGGCCCGCACCGCAGGCGCTATCATCTACTACCCCATGTCCATGCTGATTGCTACTGGCATCTGCTGATTCACCCGTGGAGCTGCCGTACGTTTGTGCGGCGGCTCCTATCTTTTTGTAAAGGAGCCATGATATGAAACTGAAGAATATCGGAAACAAAATCATCAGCATCGGCGCTACCGTGATCCTGCCGGGTGAAGCCAAGGAAGTCACCGGCTATGATGACAACGAGATCGTGAAGTTCTTCATCGGGCAGGAAAACCTGTCCGAGGTCAAGAGCCGCACTGCTGCAAAGGAGAAATAAGTCATGGAAAATGCCGTCAGAATTTTCAGGCTGGTTGCCACCGAGTTCGACGTGCTGAACGATGAGACCGTTGAGGCATGGCTGAACCTCACAGCGCCGCTCATCAGCAAGAAGGTGTTCGGGAAGCTGTATGACCAAGCCATCGCACTCCTGACGGCACATCGCCTGAAAATGGCCGGCTATGGCGACAACCAGTACGGAAGCGTAGGCGACGCTCTGCGCGTTGGAAGCTACACTGAAGGAGAAACGTCTGTCAGCTTCAACGTAAATCAGGGAACCAACCTGATGGCAGATGCCGAACTGGCGCTGACTCCCTATGGTCTGGAGTATTTGACGCTGCGGCGGATGGTCGTGATCTCGATTCACTCAGCGGGTGAGTGCCGATGAGTGGCGGGTGGGACCGGCTGACCCCAGAAGGCGAAAAGTTCTTCCGCCAAATAGATGAGCTTCAGGACAAGGAAGTTTTTGTTGGATTTCAGGCTGGCAAGGTCACAGACGACCGGGGCGTTGATATGGCTCAAATAGCTATGTGGAACGAACTGGGAACTTCGACCGCGCCGTCCCGGCCATTTCTGCGCAAGAGCGTTGATGAGAATGCTGACCCCATCAATGCCATGTGCGCACAGCAGCTAAAGGCTATTACTGCTGGCGGAACGGCCGAGCAAAGCCTGAAGCAAATTGGTGTATTCGGCGTGGGCTTAGTTCAAGAGAAAATCGAGAGCGGCAGCTATGAACCGAACGCGCCCTCCACCATCCGCAAGAAGAAATCGGACAAACCGTTGATCGACACCGGCAGAATGCGGCAGTCCGTCAAATACGTCATTCGCAAGAAAGGAAGTGGTTGATATGGGGCTTGGCATTTTTCGCAGAGCATTTGTTGTGCGTCGCTTCGGCGAGGAGAACATTGTCGATGGCTATGGGGTTTCCGGGTATAAAGACTTCATCGCGTCCCTGAATGTTCAGCCGCTCTCCAAAGATGAGCTTCAGGCGCTCCCGGAAGGTGAGAACACCGTAAAGCGCATGAAGGCTTTCGGCGATCTCGTTTTCCACACGGCAGACCGCTCTGCTGGCCGCAGAGCCGACTGGCTTTTCTATCAGGGGCGGATGGACCCGGAAGGACACTGGTATGAATGTGTCAGCTCGCTGGGGTGGGACCACACGATGGTGGGTCACTGCCGCAGCGAGTTTGTTCAGGTTTCAGCAGCAGAGGCCAACCGTATGCCGCGCCCTGAAATCCGAGCAGATGGGAAAGGCGGGTATTGCTGCGTATGACGCTTTCTGAGCTGAAGAAGTTGCTTGTGCAGCTCACCCAAACGTACTTTGCCGGAGCAACTGTGACGTATGCCAAGCAGAGTTTTGTAGCAAAGCCCGGCAGTCCGCTGGTCACGCTGACCACCGGCTCCGTCAACCGGTCGAGAAACCCGCCGGTCAAAATCATTGAAGGCACACCGGTAGCCTTTTATGAACATCAAGAAGTCTGTGGAGGTCGGCTACGCCCGTGAGATTCCGATAGCCTTCAAGAAGATCGAGGTGACGGAAACCGCCACCGCAGAAATCCCGGCCAGCTACGGCAAGTCGGGCAAAACTGCAAAAGCCGCTGGAAAAGCGAGCACCACCGCCGCAAGTACGGCAGGAAGCGGCTCGTCCGGCGGCTCCTCTGCATCAGGTTCTTCGTCCAGCTCTAGCAGAGGTTCCGTTCTCTATAACGCTGCCAGCAGTTTCGGCTTGCTGGGATAAGGAGGGCGTTCGTGGACTACTTCGTCATCGAAGTCCCGGACATGAACGACAGCGTTGTCAAAGTTTCCCTCCAAAGCAGGCTGTATCAACTGCGATTCACATGGAATGACACCGGCGGCTACTGGATGCTCGGAGTGATGGATTCACTCGGAACGCCACTGCTGCTCGGTGTCAAGATGGTCCCGCAGTTTCCGCTCAACCTGCTGTTCGGCCGGGATGATATGCCCAGCGGCATCTTCGCTGTCCTGACCGAAAAGGAGAGCGTCGGTCGGCAGGATTTTGCCGATGGGACGGCTCGTTTTGTGTTTGTCCCGGCATGATGCTGGAACAAATCATCCAGTAAAATCAATTCTCATTTTGAACAAATCTTCAATGGCGGGTTTGACAATTCGTTCTCAGAAAGTTCCAGACAAATTTCCATATACTTTTACTGGTAAAGTCCGGGTTTAATCAGAGGCTTTTCAGAGGTTTTGGGATGAATGTCGCTCAAAATGGCCGATTTTACATGGAATCCGTTGGATTGTCCGCCGGACAGTCCTTGGACTGACCAAAACGGGAAACTTTCGCAAAACGCTCATATCATTGGTCACTTTCATTGCATTACCAGAACGGTAAGTTAGAATGAAGATGTGAACCGGGCAAACAAAAAAGAACCAGCGGCTCGCCCTCACAAAGCACCGCTGGTTCCTACATCTTGCCCGGAACAATCCTGAGAAGTTCCGTTGACACGATTATATCATGTCAGCGGGCTTCTTGCAAGATAAAGGAGTGTGCTGATATGAGTGCTATGGACCTTGAGCGCGAGGTCATCCGTATGGGCGATGTCGGTGTCGCTATCGACATGGTGGACAGCAACCTCGCGGATGGCAAGTTGGAGCAGGCGGAACGTGCCGTTGTGATTCTCCGGGAAATCTTCAATGCCCGCAACAAAGGGCTGCGGAGCTGCTTTTACGGAGGTGAACGGAATGCGTGACAACTGCGTGATTTTCACCACGCCGGAACGGCAGGAATTGCGGGTCGTTTTCGACCCGGACGGAACCCCGTTCTTCTGCGGGCCGGACCTCGCGGCAATCGCGGGCTATGAACAGCCGAGAAAAGCCGTCACCGGCGGCAATCAGGGAGTGAACCGTATTGAATCTGTTTTGAGGAAAGTTCCTTGGGACAATGGTATGCGGCGTGGTCGCTGCGATTTTACCTGCTTTTCTGCGGAAAACGCCGTGAAGCTCCTGTGCCGCAGACCGGCGCCCTATGCAGCGATTCGCTGGCTGGAAGACGAAGTGATACCGAAAACGCAGGAAATGGGAGAGGAAGTCGCCAGAACGTATCCGGCATGGAATAAAAAGCCGGCACAGCAAGAACCGACGGAACCTCCCCAAAGGGAACCTGAAGCCTTTAAGCGGGAACCGATGCAAGCAGGTGGAGGGGCGCTCATTGAGCGTCTGGACAATATCATTTTGGAATGCGTTTTGCTGAAGAAGGAACTCAGCAAGGCGAAGTAAGAGGAAACCTTCAGGGCTGCGGAAACGCGGCCTTTTTTGTTGCCATCGAAAGGGGAGAATGCCGTGAAGAATTTTGACAGACAGTACCGGCTGGCGGCGGGCAAGGCAGGCTCGACTGGGTTTGAAATTGGCAGCGGAAAGCGACCGCTGCACGTTTCGTTTTCGGTAGAAAAGGCCGACACCAACAGCCAGAATACGGCCAAAGTGACTATCTGGAATCTGAGCGACGAACACCTTGCAGAGCTGAACAAAAACGACTGCGTGGTCGTACTCCATGCAGGGTATGGCGATACACGTCCGCTCATCTTCACCGGCGTGGTCACATTTGCCACGACAAAGGCTGACGGAGCAGACAGGTCAACGGAGATCGAGCTGGTGGATAACCGCATTGAAGTCCGCGACACCTACGTTTCCGTCAGTTATTCCGGGGCTGTGAACTGCAAGACCCTGATTCAGGACACCGCAGATCAGATGGGCGTGACGGTATCTTTCTCCTACAACGCAGAGTTCAAGGACATCCCCAATGGATACAGCTACGTTGGCCCAGCCAGAAATGTGCTGACGAAAGCCTGTGAAACCAGCGGGCTGGTCTGGAGCATCAACAACGGCGTCTTGCAGGTCAAAAAGCCGGGCGATACGATGAGCCGTGAGGTGTATGAGCTTTCGGCAGAAACGGGCTTGCTGGGCCTCCCAGAGCGTGTCCAAATTTCCAATGAGGACAAGGGATACAGCTACGGCTGGGACGTGGAGTACCTGATGAACGCCGCAATCGGGCTGGACGATTATGTGTACCTGAACAGCAAAGTGGTCAAGGGTTATTTTCGGGTCTACTCGGTGCGGATTGAGGGCGACAACATGGAAGGTTCGTGGAGCTGCACAGCCCGCCTGCTAGAGGTGAAGCAAGAATGATGCAGGAGTTTGTTGACCAAATCAATAAAAGCGCCCGCAGCGCGACGGAGGATATGCACACGGCCCTGCCGGGCGAGATGAAAAGTTACGACCCGGACAAGGGTGTCGCAACAGTGTTACCGAAGGCAAAGTTCACAAAGCCTGATGGCAGTACGATGGACTTCCCAGAAATCTCAGGAGTCCCGGTCATGTTCCCGCAGAGCAAAAACGTCACCATTGCATGGCCCATCAAGAAAGGCGATGGATGCCTGCTGGTTTTCAGCGAACAGGCGCTCGATTACTGGATGTACGGCAAGGAAACTGACACCAAACTGAAGTTCGACTTGACCAATGCCATTGCCATTCCGAATCTCACATCTGGCGGCAACAGCACCATGAAGCTCGCCTGCGATGAGGATGCTGTGGCGATTGCAGCGGGCGACACCACCGTCAAGATTACGCCCAGCACTGTGCAGGCCGAAGTTGGCGGAACCGTTCTGACGGTATCGCCTGATGGCGTTACCATTGAAGGCAAACTCACGGTCAAGGGCGGCATTGTTGCCCGGGATGATGTTAAAGCGTCCAACGGCAGCATCAGCCTTGCAAACCACACCCACAAAGGAGACAGCGGCGGCATGACGGGCAAGCCGCAGTAAAGGAGGGAAAAGCGTGATAGACCTGAAGCTCGATGTCACCGGAGACTTAGAACTCTCGGCGGCAGGCGACATTTCAGCTACGGACAGCATCGTACAGGCTGTCCGTATTCGTTTGCTCTGGTTCTTCGGAGAGTGGCGGCTGATGCCTTCGCTCGGCTTTCCGTACTTTGAGAACCTGCTGGTCAAAAATCCGAATGAGTCCAAGCTCCGGCATCTTATCCGGGAAACCGTGATGTCTGTCGATGGAGTGACGGATGTATCGGAGATCCTGTTCAACATCGACAAGAAAAGCCGTAGGGCATCCGTGGAGATTACGTTCAACACGGATGAGGACAGCTTTAGAGAGGAGGTCAAAATCCCGTGGCAAAATATGGCCTGACCCCGCAGGGGCCAAATCCGAAACGCCTTGATGTCATCCTTGAGGATATGCACAGCAAGATGACAGACCGCCTCGGCGTAAATACCCGGCAGAACCCGCAGTCTTTGCTGAATCACATTCTGACCAACGTCGCAGATGAGATTGCAGAGCTGTGGGAATTTGGCGTAGATGTGTACCACTCGCAGTACACGTCCAGCGCAACCGGCGTAAGTCTGGACTATGCAGCACAGTTTGGTGGCTCCACCCGTGAAATGGCGGCGAAATCCTATTACAGCATCCTCTGCACGGGTTTGGACGGAACAACCATTCCGGCAGGAACGGTGATTGCATCCGACACAAACCCTGCAACAAGTTTGACGACCACCGTAGATGCAGCCATCACAAGGTCGGCGTTCAACAAGGCAACCGTCGTCCTTGCTTCACCGGCGGCTACAACGGCCCTTGGAGTAGCTCTTAACGGAAACCTATACACCATTACCCCTGACCCAAAACAAAGCACCAGCGAAGCCCTAGAGGCTCTGGGAACAGCCATCACGGATAAGGACTTCCATGTGACGGTCATCAACGACACCATCGTGATCGAGGCGGTCGATGAAACCAGCTCCAATACGCTGGTCCTGTCAGAAAACCTGACCACTGCTTCTGTGGGCAGCATCGTCACATTTGAGACTGCCGAGCCGGGCGACATCTTCATTCCGAACGGCGTAATCACGAAGATCACGAAAGCTGTTCCGGGCATGGAGTCCGTGGTCAACGTGGGAAGCTATGTTGCCGGTCAGCTCGCAGAGAGTGATGTGGAGTTCAGAAAGTCCTACACGAACAAAATCTACAACCGCTCGTCTGCCATGCTGGAAAGCATCAAGAGCGCCATCCTGAAGAATGTGCAGGGTGTGGTGAGTGTAGCTCCCTATGAGAACTGCACAAATGAAGTCGATTCTGCCGGCCGGTGGCCGCACAGCATCGAAGTCGTGGTCGAGGGTGGCGATGCAGCGGAAATTGCCCAGCAAATCCTGAACACAAAGGCTGGCGGCATCAACACTTTCGGCAGCGTAGAAACTACCCTGCACGGCGTTTATGGAGAGGACATCGTGGTGCGCTTCAACCGCCCGACGTACGTCAAGGTCTGGTTCAAGGTTGGCGTCACTCTGAGTCCGAACACAAATCCGCCTACCAACTATGTCGAGCTTGTCAAAGAGCAGATTCTGGAGAAAATGAGCGCACTGGGGGCGGGCGAGAACGTCATCCCGCAGAAGTTCAACCTTCAGGTGTCTGGCATCGACTACATCGACGTATGGTTGTTTGCAACACCGAATGACGGCGATATGCCTACTGGCTACACCCAGCGCAGCGTGTCCATCTCGGCACGGGAGCGGGCCGTTACGGACGAAAACAGGATTGAGGTGGTCATGGATGGCTGATTACGTCCAGAAGCTCCGGGATGATCTTGTGGAGCAGTTCAAGGGCAAGCCGGTCATTGACGCGCTCATGGAGGCCGTTGGTGATGAGCTGAACGAGGTTCGACATTTCTACGAAGACTTGCGCGACAAGCGGAATATCCAGACCGCAGTTGGGAAGCAGCTTGATGGCATCGGCGACAATGCGGTTCTGACCCGCCTTGAAGCCGGTGCTTTGGCCTGCGCCAAAGAATCTGTGTATGTACTGGATGATGATGCTTACCGGACGTACCTGATATACAAAATCTGGAAGAACACCAACAACTGCACCTACTATGACACCATCCGGGCGTTCAAAATGTTCTGGGACAAGCCCCTGCATTACCGCGAGGACCCGGCCATCCCGGCCACCATGATTTTTGAAACCGATGCCCTGACACCGGAGGCTGACGTTTCAAAACTGCTGAACGCTCCGTTCATCAAGGCGGCAGGTGTGGCAATTCTGGTGGTGGCGAACACCGAGGCTCCTGAAATGGTCGCAGATATGCCGGTCGAGGGCATTCTGGGCCGGGGCTATACGACAACGACCCTGCCGGAGATTGAAACCGGCGAAGCATTCATCGACACTGTGCTGCCGGTCCCGGTTGCACAGAACATCACGCAGACAAAACTGCCTGAACTTGAGGAGGATGAGTTATGAGCTACTATGGCTTTGTTGTTACTGACAGCGGCCGAGAGCTGATTGCCAAGCTGGTTGCCGGGCAGCAGCTCCCGATTTCCAAGATTATGGTGGGCAGCGGTACTATCCCGGATGATGTGAAGCCGGCCGCGATGACCGCACTGGTGGAGCCGGTGGCCGCTGGCACATCGACCGCGCCGGTCTATGATGGAGCCAGCGTCCGCATGATCGTGGAGTACCGCTCCGACCTGAGCGGCGGTCTTGACCACGGATTTTGGCTCCGGGAGTTCGGCGTGTTCGCCTTTGACCCGGACAAGGGCGAAGTCCTCATCTACTATGGCACGCTGGGTGACTACCCGCAGTACGTCAGCGCTGCATCCAATACCGGCGTGGATGTCCGCCGCTTCCCGGTGTGCATCGTCATCGGCGAAGGGCTGGGCGTCACCGTTGACTACAAATGCGAGGCGTGGATGACGACGGAGGACGTGGAGCAGTATTGCTCGGTCACGATGCTCCCGGTATTCCTGAAGGAAGCGCAGAAGCTCGTGGATGCCCACAACGACGATGAGGAGGCCCACCACTCCATCCAGAACAGCATCTCCGACGTGTCCGCCCGGCTGGCTCTGCTGGAGCTGATGTTCAACACTTCCGTCACCGGCAATCCGTTCACGGTCACATTTGATACGCTGGACGGCACGGTAGTAGAGGGCGTCTGGAACACCACGGCAAAGAGGATCGAGTTCTGATGGAACGGATGTTTTTTTCGCGATCACCTCCGGACAGCTTGCGGAAAGAGTTTTTAACTGATAAAGGAGATTTTTTCTATGGCTTATGTGACCTTGAGTTCCAAAGCAATCGGCAGCACCATCAAGCTGAAAGTAAATGGTTCTGCCAAAGATTTCATCGTCGTCCATCAGGGCAAGCCGTCCAGCGTCTATGACGATAGCTGCAATGGCACGTGGCTGCTGATGAAGGAAGTCTACGAAAACCGCAAGTGGCATAGCTCGAACACTAACGACTACGCCAACAGCGCCATCCACTCCTACCTGAACAGCACGTTCCTGAACCTGTTCGAGTCGAACATCAAGAACGCCATCAAGCAGGTAAAGCTCCCGTACCGCAAAGGCAGCGGCACGTCCAAGACCGTCACCAGCGGCTCAAACGGCCTGTCTGCGAAGATTTTCCTGCTCAGTGCGACCGAAACGAGTTTCGGCTTCTCCTCTATGCCGAGCGGTGAAGGCGCGGAGCTGGCCTATTTCAAGGGTTGTGCGGACGATAGCTCGGATTCTAAGCGTGCCGCATATCTCAACGGCTCTGCCGCCTACTGGTGGCTCCGATCTCCGAACTGCAACGATTCCGGCAGCGCCCTGTGCGTCTACACCGATGGCGGCTGGCGCCGCAGCAGCTGCGCCAACTCGGGCGGTGTCCGCCCCGCTTTGATTTTGCCCTCTACTCTCTTGGTGTCTGACGACGGCACGGTCTCGACCAATACCGCACCCTCGACTCCGGGGAGCATTTCCGTTCCTTCGTCCATCATGGGCGGCACGAACATCTCAATCTCGTGGGCAAAAAGCTCTGATGCTGAGAGCAATCTCGCCGGCTACAAGGTAGAGCGTTCGACCAACGGCGGCAGTTCGTGGAGCCAGATTTATCAGGGTACGGCCACCAGCACCACGAACAACGTCGCCTTCGGCACCACGTCCGTGATGTACCGCGTCAAGGCATACGACACCGAGGGTCTGGAGTCTGGCTGGCGCACCAGTTCGCAGGTAACGGTGGTCAACAACAACGCTCCGTCGGCACCGCCGTCCATCGCGGTGCCGAATGATGTCAAGGGCGGCAGCACGCTGGTGATCTCGTGGACTGCGGCCAGTGACAGCGATGGCAACCTGAGCGGCTACATTCTGGAGCGCAGCACCGATGGTGGCTCCGCCTACACGCAGGTGTACAAGGGCAATGCTCTGACCTACACCGATACCATCACCAAGGGCTGGTCCACCGTGATGTACCGTGTCAAGGCGTATGACAGCTATGACGCTCAGTCCGGCTACACCACGTCCACCAAGCGCACGGTCGATAACAACACCGCGCCGACCATCACGACCTCCAGCGCAGCCAACCTCGGCACCAAGTCCAGCGGCTTCACCATCTCGTACTCCGTGGATGATAAGGACGCAGGGGACACCCTGACCGTCACCGAAAAGCTGGACGGCACGACCAAGCGCACCTACACCGCGACCCGCAAGACCACCAACAGCTTCGCCGTCACCGGTGAATATTTCCAGAAAATTACGAACGGCAGTCACACCATGACCGTTACCGTGACCGATGGCAAGGCCACCGTCACCAAGACGTTCACCTTTACGAAGGCCGTCACCGCCGCCAGCATCACGCTGGCGAAGCCGATGGAGGCGGATGCCCAGATCACGCTATGCGCCATCACCGTCGGCGGTCTGATTCCCGCCGACGCTGTGTTCAAGGTGGAGGTCACGAACAACGGCAAGGACAGTTCGCCGGTATGGGAGGACGCCACCACCGAGGCCCGGAATGGCCGGAACCATTTGTTCACGAACCAGACTGCGGCCAACGGCTTTGCATTCAATTTCCGCGTCACCGCAGAGCGCGGCGCAAGCGGCGAGAGCGGTTATATCGCTTCGATTCAGGGAGGTTTCCAGTAATGGGTTTGAACAGAGTAAGAGTCGATTCTGTAGCCAAGTTGCAGAAGAAGAAAACGATGGCGGAATTGCAGGAGGAGAATGAAGTCCTGAAAACCAAGGTTTCTTCTCTGGAATCCAACCTCGATAATACCCAGATGGCGCTGTGCGACGTGTACGAACAGCTCATCGCGGTCACATCCGCCGCAGATAAGGAGGCGTAATCATGGCAGAAGTCTATGCAAACCTCATCCGCCGGGGGCGGAAAACCATCGAGCAGGTGCCTAAGCACCTGCGGGAAGAAGTCAAGGCCATTCTCGCGGCGGACGGCAACGCATGAGCCGCCTGCGGGAATTTGCCTTAAAAATATTGATGAGAAAGGAGAAAGGCATCATGGCAGTCATCTATGCAACCCTCATTGTGAAGGGCAAGAAGACCCTCGATCAGGTTCCGGCGCTGATTCGGAAGCAGGTTGAGGAAATCCTGAAGGACCTCGAAGTCGAGGTCGAGTGATCGCGCAGGGGAGTCGGGAGAACCGACTCCCCTCATTTTTTGTATGACGAAGGAGAGGAGGTTCAGATGGACCAGCCTATTACGCGAGCCGAGTATGAGGAGTTCAAGCGCCGGCTCGAAGAAGAAAATGCCCGTCAGGACAGACGAATCGCCTTGCTGGAGGAAAGCGTAAGCAAAATGGGCGCACTGTCCACTTCGGTCGAGAAGCTGGCCTTGAGCATGGAAAGCATGGTGAAGGAGCAGGAAAAACAGGGCAGGCGGCTGGAAACACTGGAAGACCGTGATGGCGAAATGTGGCGCAAAGCTGTTGGGTATGTCGTGAGCGCCGTCATTGGCGTTTTTGTCGGCTTCGTGTTTACCCAAATCGGCTTTTAGGAGGTGTGCAAGTTGAGCATCATTACGTTCCAGCGCGGGGATAAGACCGCGCTCACCAAGAACTTTACCAAGTCCGAGTTCGAGTGTCCCTGCGGCTGCGGACAGCAGTCGGTTGACACGGAGCTGGCCGAAAAGCTCCAGCTCATCCGGGACAAGGTAGACCGCCCGCTGAAGATCACGTCCGGCTACCGCTGCATCACGCACAACGCCAGCAAGGCCGTGGGCGGAAGCCCGAACTCCAAGCACCGCTACGGCATGGCGGCGGACTGGAGGACGGAGAATCGGAGTATCAACCCTGTGGCACTGGGCATCCTTGCTCAGGCCGTGGGGTTCGGCGGCATCGGCATCTACTGGCACAGCCGTGGGGCTTTTGTTCACGCCGACACCCGTGGCACGAAAGCGACGTGGCTCTGCACCACGCCGGGAAAGTACCCCAGCACGACCTACAACAAGTTCGTGCTGCCCACCATCCGTCGGGGCTGCACCGGGGACTCGAACCGCAGTGCCACCATCATGCTCCAGAAGCTCCTGAAGCTGAAGGCTGATGGTCTGTTCGGCGAGGCCACCGAGAACGCCTTGATGAAGGCGCAGGAGGCGCATGGCCTGACTGTGGACGGCATCTGCGGCCCTGCATCGTGGAAGGCGCTGTCTGGCGCTGACAAGTACCTGTGAGAGGAGATAGGCTCTATGACGAATAGCAAAGTGTCCATCGCTACGCTGGCCCGCACGGCCGCTCTGGCGTTCGCTCTGGCGAATCAGGTTTCGAGCGCCGCCGGGAAGCCCCTGCTGCCCATCGAAAGTTCAGAGGTGGAACAGTTCGTGACCACCGGCCTGACCATTGCCACCAGCGTTGCTGCATGGTGGAAGAACAACAGTTTTACCGCCGCCGCCATCGAAGGTGATAAGCGGATGAACAGCCTGAAGAATCAGGTTCACTGAATGAAAGGAGTAACCGAATATGAATGAGTTTACGAGAAGCCTGCTGTACGTCGCCCTGCTGGTCTGCGTCCCCATCGTGACCGCCTGCATCCAGAAAGGCATTGCCGTGTTCATCGAGTTTATCGCGGCAAAGACCAACGACATCAAAGTCCAGCGCCTCGTCCGCGAAATCGGCAGTGCGGTGTCCAATGCCGTGGCCGCGATGAACCAGAGATACGTCAACGACCTCAAAGCCGCCGGGACGTTCAAGGAGGCCGAGCAGAAGGAAGCGCTTATGAAGGCCGTGTCCGCCGCTCTGAAAAGCATGAGCAGCGACGCACAGGACTACATCAAGAGCAACTTCGGCGATACGACCCAGTACCTCGAAAATCGTATTGAGGCCCAGATCGACGCCAACCACGTCGCCGCCAAGCAGGCCGCTGTCCAGAATACGCTGAATCTGGGCTGAGTCAGCGCAAAGTCAGCGTAAAATGATAATCCCCCTGTACCATGACCCGTAAAAAGGCTGGTGCAGGGGGATTTTTTTGTTGTGAGCGGGGGCAATGTGTGCTATAATGATTTTGAAGATTCTATATTGTGTCAAACAATCAAGAACGACGGAGGCTGATAAAGGACATGAAGAATGTGACTTTACTTGAACTTCAACTTCAAAATTCTCCCTCTGTTGAGGCGTTCGACCCTATCTTTTTGCCTGATGGAAAGTCCTGCGTATTTTGTGTGGAGCAGACTATAGTGACTGTTGATACTGTCTCGGCGCTCATAGCTGGTCTTTTTCTTACAGTTCACAATAATCCGCAGCTTTCTTTGATTGTGATTGCCTTTAAGCGTGGAACATTCGATGAAAAATTCACATATGTTCTATTAGAGTGTTATTTAGAGCACCTCATTGCAGATCATGGCGTATCTATACGTTTTATCTACAACTGGGAAACAAAAAATATCTTCACGCATGGCATAGACCAGTCACCTTTGAGTGAGTTCGCAAAAACCAATTCTTCTTCGTATGACTTTGTGAAACAATTCAAATTTGGCGTAGGACCAAATTATTATCGTAGACTTTTCCTTGTAAATCAAAACTATGACGAAACCTTATCCGCAGCCTGTACAACACTGTGTTTTTTCTTCGAGAATCTTGGCATTGAGGAAAAACGCCGTAATTCTCTTGCGGAGGTAGCAGTGGAGCTTGTCGGAAATGCTATTGAGCATAGCAATTCCGACTGCTTTCTGGATATTGATGTAACTTCACACGATTATGTCCGGCGGAATAATCCGGCAGGCCCTAAGTATTATGGTGTAAATATATGTGTCGTGAATTTTTCGCCAACACTGCTTTCATCGCAAATACAGACAAAGCTATGCATCAACCGTGATTTGGATGGTAAGAATAGTGGTGCTCGGTACCGATGCTTGCGTGAAATTTATAAGCATCATCGCAGATTTTTTAACAAGCAGTACGGCGACGATGAGTTTTTCATGTTGAGCGCATTTCAGGACCATATATCGGGAAGGCCGAATGAGTATCTGACCGGAGGAACTGGACTACCAGCATTGATAAAGTGGCTTGAAGCTCAAGCCGATGGTGACAACTGCTATGTTTTATCTGGTCGGAGGAAGATGAGATTCATTCAGCCACTTTTGGAGTACGACGCCGATCACTGGATAGGAATGAACAGGGTGCATGATTTCCAACATTATATACCCGACCCGGGCGTTTTCTTACCATTTCCGATATATTTTCCCGGAACCGCATATAACCTGAATTTCGTGATGAAGACGGAGGAATGACTATGACTGAACAAAGGATTGCTCTTGAGATAAAGGATAAGAGTTTGACAAAGCTCGCTGGAAACAGCTACGGTCGAAAACTGTTCAATGAACAAGTCAATGGAAAAATCGACCTTGAACAGCCGTTTGTAATTGAATTCCCGGAGCAAATCGATTATCTGGCATCTTCGTTCATTCAGGGCTTTTTTGGGAAAATCTATACTGAAATCGGGCGGGAAGGAATGGAAAAGAACTTCGATATTATTGCTCCCAAAATCGACAGTCCCAAAAGAGCCGTTCTTAATCGATTGATGCTTATGTAAAGGGCGGTGCAGTAAATGATTGACATTATTTCTGCTGCTCTGTCTCTTTTTGCAATCGTAGTATCCATCTATGCTGCGTTTACAGCGAATAAATCGGCTGCTGCTGCGATTCGCTCTAGTAATTGCGGTGTTATTTTTGATGACTACCTCATCAAGAAAATTCCGCAGGCCAGAACGACGCTTAGGTTTGATGATAAAGGCATTTTGTGCAATGGAAACAATCTCTGTGATGCCTTGGCTGACATGAGTATGGCTGCACTCTTTTACAGGTACGACGATAAAATATTTTTTGATAAGCTGGTAAAGGAATGCAGCTCGCTTGAAGATTTGATTGTCGAAGCAGGAAATAAGCCAAAGCGATTTGAAGACAATCAGCATGAATTCTGGCAAGCGGTTCAAAAATCCTTGGAATCAATTTACCGGCTTATCGATAAAAAGCGCGTCGGTGGCAAATTATAAATCCTACATAGAAAATCCCCTGTTGGCAATGAAAGCTAGCAGGGGATTTTTTTGTTTGCGGCGAAAATCCGGTGGAACAGCTCTACCAGAAAAATCAATTCTCAAAATAGCCAAATTTTGTTATGCACTTTTGACAAATCCTTCCCAGAGGGTTCCAGACGTTTCCCAATACACTTTTATCCGTAACCAAAATGCAAATTCAGAGGTTTTCCAGAGGCCACCAGCGGCTTGGCATCAAATAGCCAGTGGATATAAAAAATATTTTGAAAAAATTAAAAAACAGATTGACTTACCAGTTGGGTAAGTTATAATGATACTAAGATAAATTACCAAAAAGGTAAGTTATCTACAATTACCAGCATCCGGCTGGTAAGTTGGAAGCACGAGCAGGAGGTGTAACAAAATGAAAGGCGAGTGCAGCATGACCGCTTTGGAAGCCAGCCGCCTGATTGACTGGCTGAAAGCTCACGGTCACACGGACGAGGAAGCGACGCAGTGCATTAAATGCATTGCCGGAGTCCTCGACCCCGCAACCGGCGAGTCTAAGAAACAGTAAAGGCTAGGTTCCCCACACAGTTTGCGACCCTGTGGGAACCTAGCCAACCGGAACGGGATGGGACCTGCCCCATCTCGTTTCGATTTTATCAGTATGGCAGGGGAAAGTCAAGAGGTTTAGAACTATGTATGATCTGCGTGAACACAAGGAACTGATTAGCCGGTTGGTTTCCGAGGCCAACCAAAACGACCCCAACTGGGAGTGGTCGGTCAGACGCCTCAGCAAGAACGTGGCCTGCATCTTCTGGGGTTACCTCGAATACTGCGATGAAGCGGAGTTGTCGTTTTCAATCAAGCTCGGCGAAGCCGATGGCAGATGCTGGGTTGAGGCTTGTAACGAGCACGGTTGGATACTTGAAAGTGAGATTGTAGCTGACAAGAACCTTCCATTCCTGAACTGCCCGATTGACAAGGCCATCGAGAAGATGGTTCGCTGCATCGTCAACACCGCTCATGCCTGCTACTGAGAGCATTGCCCGCCGGTATGCAGCGGACATCGGTTTTGCGGTAGTCGGCGAGCTGACCCGCAAGCCAGAGTGGGACGGCGTAGCCAGCGGCCCGGAAATTGGGCTGTCTGGCTATTGCTGGGTCTGGGTGGATGAGGGCGGCAACGCCTACTACGTTCACGGTAAGGAATGCGCCATCATCGACCCGGAAGGCATGGTCTACTGAACGCCGGTAAACTCCCAGATGTACTCCGTAAATTTTTTCGATAAATCTTCATTTTTCGTTTGACACCAGTGGTGGGTAAGTTAGAATGAAGATACGGAAAAACATACCAAAACGGTAAGATAAACGGAGGAAAGCAAAAATGTTCAATCTCAACGACAAGGTCACATCTTACAGCAGCCAGTGCATCGGTATCATCATCGAGAGCGTTACCTACACCGGGCGCATTGTCAAGGCAAATAAAAAGAGCTTCAAGGCCGAATTCACTAGCTTTGAGCAGAAGCGAGATCGCAAGGTTATTAATAGCGGTTCCTGCAAAATCGTTGAAACTTTCCGCTTCTGGAAGGTCTGCTCTGATGGACGAGTTCTCTACAAGAACGACCTCGGCGCAATCGTAACTATGTAAGGAGCTTGACCCCTATATTGAGCGGGAAGTTTGGGACTGGGGTGAGAATCACCCGGAGGTCCTGCGCCACAAAGAAGTCCGCAGCTTTTATGCTTCGGTCGCCGAACAACTCAAAAAATAACCCGCCTGATGATGGCCGCTGGCACCGGCCGAAACGCCCTGCTGGGCGTCGCGGGAGCCACCCGCAGATACATGATATTTTGGAGGTTTTAGCTATGGAAAACAAGAACATGACCGCTGCTCGTGAGTGGGAGAACGACCCGAACTGCTTCCTGCGGATGCTGAACAGCCCCGCACAGCAGCGGAGTCGCGCAGCCCGCCGCCAGAAGGATGCCGACCGGGAGCGTTTCAACAACGTGCTGAACGCCGTTGCCATCGGCGCAGCAGCCTTTGCCGTCACCCTGCTCGTTATCTGCTTTGTTCTCTGATGGAGGTATCAGCTATGGATAACCAGAACATGACCTATCCCGAACTGCGGGACCTGTTCGTTGAACACAACAAGACCCAGCTTGCAAAGCCAGTAAGCGCCTGCATCGTATTTGCTGACAGCAACTGGCCTGACCGCCATTACCCGCTGTGCAGCCGCACCTATGAGGTCAGCAGCGACAACAAGGCTTTCCGGTCGAGATGCTGCTCCACCAGCCTGTTCGGTTCCTGCTTGGATGGCACCGACCAGATGGTTCGCCTCGACTGTTACATGAAGGACTTCGGCAACAAGGGCGGCTGGGTCGTTGACCACTGCTACCTGAAGGAGAACAGCGATGAATCCGATGTATGATTGCTCCGGCTGGCTTGACCGGTTCGGCGGAGTAACGGAGCCGCCTGATGACCGGGGCATTGAAGAAGAACCTGAATGGCAGCGGCCCGAAGAAGCCAATGCCGTTTGCTGGAGTGACTGATGGAGGTGAGTGATATGGGACGTGGCAATGTTTATGTGACCGGCTCGTATGAGGGTCTGTTCTACATCGACAACGATGATCTGCAGGTCTGGCGTAAGGACGGCCCTGACGGAAAGGAGCCTGAAATTCGGATGATGGCAGACATCAGCCTTGATGAACTTGTTGCCGATGACTGGTACGTTGATGAAATCGAGAGCAGCTACAAGGAGGAAGACGTTCTCAGATGCTTCTGCGCCGAACTGCGGAAGCTCTGCCCCAGCTTCCAGCCTACGGCCAACTCGAACGTCTGGCTCGGCAATGAGCGTCGGGTCATCCTCGAAAACGAGCTGTTTTACATCTGCGTGGAGGATAACGAGTGGTCACTGGCCGTCGAGCTTGTCCAGAAAGACGGCTACTCCGACTGTCAGAGCGCATGGCTGGCCGGCCTTCAGAAACGGCGCTATCGGGAATACCTCGATAGCATGAAAAAGGCCCTGCTGGCCCGCCTGCCCAGCATTGGCGTTCGCACCGGGCCGTGGACTCACGGAACTATCACCAGAGAGGAGGCTGGCGTATGCTGAGTGACATGATTGATGATCTCGTCCGGGCCGACTGCCCGCAGGAAAAGGAAGCAGCTTACCGGCAGCTCGAAAAGCTCGGCGTTGACCGCATTACCGCTGATGTCATCGCCGATGAGCGCCGAAAGGAGGCGCACCTGTGAGCCGCTATATTCCCCCTGAGGAGATGAATGAAGCTCAGATCAGGGAGCAGTTGGATGCTGAGTATAAGCACTGGGATGACCTGAAGAAGAACGGCTGTTCTGACCCTGCATGGCCGGATGGCGTGAATCTGAACCTTGTTCGGAACCACATCATCTACTGGTATCGGCTCCTGCGGGAACGTACCAGCCAGACCGTGCAGCTCTCGATGTTCGACGCTGGTATGGATTTGAGGAACGAGCGGCCGTTGCCGCCGGAAGTCCCGGACAGGTACATGGTTTCGACCGGGAAGTACCCAGACCGTCTGAACGGCAAGTGGGATGGCCTGATTTTTGACCCGACAATTTGATGAAAGGATGAAGAAAGATGACCGATGAAAAGAAGTTTGAGGTTCATGCAGAGATTACGGCTCGGCTGACCCAGCAGGATGTTGATGACATCATGGTTTCTGCGCTGGAGGGCGGCATCAACTACTGGTGCAGGCGCGTTGTTGTGCAGGGCAAGTATCTTGGGAAGTACGCAAGCGACCAGATTTCTCGCGGTGGGCAGCTTGCCGTTTGGCTCGAAGAACCGTTTGAGGATGACAAGACTTGTTATATGCTCGATCTCGACAAGTTCCTCGCTGGATTTAAGCAGTGGCTCGAAAATTGCTACGCCAACTGCGATGTTGTGGACAGCACAGATGGCTCCGTTGACTGCGGCCAGATTGATGCCACCTGTGCGGACGAGATTGTCCAGCACGCACTGTTTGGCGATTTGGTATTCGGCTGAGGGGAGGCAAAATGATGATGGCATGGTTGATCGTGGTAGATCAGTGGCTCGAAACGGCCACGGACATCCTCTGCGCTGCCTTTTGGGCAATCGTCGGGGCGATGGCTGTTGTATGGCTGGCAAGATTCTTTCTGGGGAGGCATTGAAAGATGGAAAGCAAGAATATTCCCTATGCGCTGCGGATGACGCTTGCAGTGCTTGCAAATAAGCCCGATGATGCCCGTAGCATTTCTGCCGAGTGCGTCACCGCGATGACCAAAGAGCTGATGGGCGTTGTAAGCCGGTATGACCTGATGGACTTTCCGTTCATGGTTGCTGCCCTGCGGCTCACCGCTACATCGCTGGAATCCCTGCTGGACGAGCATGGCAAGGGGATTGCTGACGGCATCGTCGCCAACACCACCTGCATCACCATTGATGCTTCCGAGCTGAAGCGTCAGGCTAAAGAGGAGGAGTAAGGATATGGAAATCAAGCGTGGCGACATTTGGTATGTGAGCAAGGACAACTACACCGGCTGTGAGCAGGCGGCGGGACGCCCGGCAATCATCGTCTCCAACGAGAAGAACAACGCCTGTGCAGAGATAGTAGAGGTCGTATACCTGACCACCCAACCGAAGAAAGACCTGCCGACGCACGTTCTCATTCGCAGCTCTGAACGTGAAAGCACTGCCCTCTGTGAGCAAATTACGACCGTATCGGTTGACCGCCTGCTGGGCTACAAGGGCCACCTGACCCCGGCAGAGATGACCAACGTGGAGGTTGCAATGCTGATCTCGCTGGAGCTGGAAGTTGGAAAGCCCGTAGAGAAAATCGTGGAGGTCACGAAAGAAGTTCCGGTCATCCGGGATGTCAAGGTATCTACGCCTGCGTCAAATCCGAACATGGCTGCGGAGCTGGTCGCAGCGAAAGCCAAGTGCGAAATGCTCCAAATTATGTACGAGAGCCTGCTGAATCGGGTTCTGGCTGGAAAGGCAGGCTGATGGTATGCGAGCATCTGACATGGTACGCGCAGCCCTTGCTGGAGCAGGGAAGACCCAGAAAGAGCTGGCCGAACACATGGGCTGGACCCCGCAGAACCTCAGCGGGCGGCTGAAGAACAACTCGCTCACCTTCGATGAGCTGTCAAAGGCTCTGCATTTTGCTGGTTATGAGGTTTCCATGAGTGATGCCAACGGTGCGGGCCTCCCGGAACTGGGCAACAGCACCAGCCCCGCCGTAGCGCAGACCGTAGACGGCGTTCGATATGACACCCGGAAGGCAGAATCGCTCTGCTCGAACAAGGCCGTGATGTTCGAGGACTTCTATGTGGAGCTGTTCGAGGATGCCGCTGGGAACTACTTCACCGTCCTCTACCAGCTTTCTGGATGCCAGCATCATACCATCACCCCGGTCAGCCCCTACATCGCCAAGCAGTTCTGGGAAAGGTTCAGCCGTAAAGTAGGGTAAGCCTCCATAAAGTATCTTCGGAATACCGTGAAATTTTTTGTGAAAACTTCAGCATACGTTTGACTTACCAGACCGGTAAGTTAGAATGAAGATACGGAAAACAACTTACCAAAACACGGAGGATTTAGAAATGCTGAAGGTGAAAGAATACAGCAGCTTCGAGGCTTTCGAGCAGGACGAACACCGGCAGGACGTCGATCTGGTCGCCATCGTGAACAAGCCGAACGGCATGGTTTGCGCCGACCTCATCACCGACTGCAAGATGTGGCAGACCGCGGTCAACCGCTTCTTCAAGGCACTGGCCGGGGATGAGCGCTTTGATGGCTGGCAGGAAACCATCACGGAGTGCATCAAGGAAGGCTTCTGGCAGGACAAGGCGCTGACCGATGGCAAGTACACCGGCGGTTACTTCTGGGAGGTTGAAGACCTCGATGGCCGGTTCTACATCTGCCTGAATGTTGTCGGAAAGGAGGTTGCCTGATATGACGGTTCTGGACCACATGAAAGCCGCCGGGTATGACCCGAATGCAGCACGCAACGCGGATGATCTGCGGCGCATGGGGGCTGGTACGATGGAATGCGAGAGCATCCAGCTCCGCACGTTCCGCTGCCGCCCCTACCAGTACGAGGGCGAGATGTTGGCCGTAGAGGCCACCGCGATTGTTCCCTTTACGGATGGTACGCAGCGACCCTACCCGGACGGATGGCCGAGCAGCATCAAGGCAAGCGCAATGGCTTTTTTCAGGATTAAGGAGGATGAGTGATATGGCAAAGCGGATGATGAAGCTCACCGTTGAGGAAGTCCGGGCGAACATCCCGTACGACCTCATCTGCATGGTTCGCTACGGCTGCACTTGGAGCAGCGGTCGCCGCCGCAGGGCATGGCTGGCCGACTTCAGCGAATCGGAGCGGGAGGCCGCAGGGCGGCTGTTCCGCATGGCTCACGACTGGACGGTTGGCCGGGGCGTTCCCGATACCGTGCAGATGAGCCGGAAGACGTTCCACCTGTGGCAGAAGCTCGGCGACTTCTGCGCGTCCATCTGAAAGGAGATGTCCGAATGGAAGAACGGAAATGGATTCTTGGCGATGACTTAGCAGCCTGCGATAACCTGCTGGATGGCATTACGTTTGATGACGTGATTCTCGCCGTCCACTGCAACTGCCGCGTCATCAGCAGGGAGACCGTCACGAAGCAGTTCTTTGAAATCCTCGAACAGCGGCTCTTGGACATGAACGAATTGCTCAACCGCAACATTGACAAGATTGCAGAAGAAGCACGAAAGGGGAGAGAATGATATGAAAAAGGTCGTCAGTCCGTGTTTCTGTAAGGTCTACACCCGTAGCGGCAATGAAGCTACCGCACGGGCGTTCTGCAAAATCCAGTTTGAGAATGGCAGACTCAGCATCACCGGTGTTATCGGCCCCATGCCGAGCGGCGGCTTCCATGGCGGCGCTGGTCAGTGCGTTGATGCAATCCGAGAAGGCCACCCCTGCGATAAATGGACGCGGGAAATGCTCGACAAGTTCTGCTCCATCTGGGACGAGTGGCATTTGAACGATATGCGGCCGTACTGCAAACACCAGAAAGAACTTGGCTGGGACAAACTGGCTGTCACGCCTGTCACGCTGTACCACTACCGATTGAACAGCAAAACCCTTCGGCGGCAGGAATCCATGAAGAAAAGCTCGTGGAAGATGCTCTGCGATGGCATGACCGCAGCCCTGAACGATAACCAGATCGAAGTTGCTAAGTTGCCGTACAGCCTTACGCTTCCTCACGAAATCTCCGGCGATGCAACTTTGTATTACGAACCGCAGAAGCCTCTCTATCCCGGAATGGCTGGTGCGACCGAAACAAAGGCCCTCGGCTGGCTCCATCCTGAGGAACACCCTGATGGCATTCTCGGCAAGCCTTGCCCGGTCTGCGGCTACAAGTACGGCCACTCGTGGTTGACGGAAGAAGTCCCGCAGGATGTGATTGACTGGCTGTGCAGCCTGCCTGAGCCGCCCGTCGAACCGGCGTGGGTGTGATTATGAGTGGCTATGAGCAGCTTTCCATGTTCACCATGAACGTGGACCCGATTACTGCCACCTGCTGCATGGATAGTTGCCCGGCTCGGGCCAGCCCGGTGGAGCCGTGGATGGCAGCGCTCATCCCCGCTGGAGAGTATGTGGTGCAGGTTGCTGGGCATCCGCTGGTTCTGCGGCCCATGCCCGGCAGACAGGCCGACATCCAGCGTGGGCATGAATACTACCACTACATGATCGACGGGCGGCTTTATGTCGGCACATTCGTTGGGAGGGATTCTGGATGATGGACAAGATCGTGGTCACAGCGGCGGACATCGAAAAGCTCCTTGCATGGCGGGATGAGCACAACGATCTGGTTCGTTCGATGCCGGTTCCCCTGCGAGAAGTGGAAATCCAGATTGTCGAGAGTGGCATCTCCATCAAGTGCTTCCGCTCTGACAAGAAGCTGAAGCTCTACCTCGACAGCCCGGCCCGGAAGCTCGGCCATGTTGTCTTTGCTCCGCTGGGCAACAGCCTGTGGAAGAAGAAGGTAAGCACGCTTCCTGCGGACTGCAACCCCACCGAAACCGAACAGGGCGCTTTGACCGTGTATGGCTCCCTGATGGCGCTGATGACGTATGGAACGGGCAGCATCCGTGGTGACGTGGCTACCACAACCTCGAAGGCTCCTGCTGAACGTAAAAGCTCCACAAAGCCGCATACGGCAAGCACCACATACATCATTCACTCGGCCGGAAAACAGCTTACAGTGGTTCCTAGAGGCCACCATGCAAGCCCGGCCTGTTCCTTTACCGTAAGAGGTCACTTCCGCCACTACAAGAGCGGCAAGACGGTTTGGATTGCAGAGTACCGCAAGGGGACTGGCCGCAGCCGGGGAAAGACCTACAAGATTGGAGGTGATCTGGATGGCCGAGAAGTCCGAATGGCAGTTCCTCGTCGATTACGTCAAGGATGACACGACAGATTTCTACAACGATGCCTGCCAGAACCAGCTTGTGGCCTTGTGGACCTCGTACTGCCTGCATAACAGCCTCGATGTCGATACAGCGATGTACGATGCAGTTTTGATGGATTTGTTCAACGCTCTCTCCGATGAACAGAAAGCCGAACTGCACTGCACCGGCTTCTCGGAGCTTGATAGTATGATGGCCCAGTGGCTTGTCTGAAAGGAGATAAAAAATGAGCGACATACGGTTAGTTAATGTAGTGCCCATCGTCAACGGATGGAACGATGCGGCGAAGAAGAATCTGGAGGAGGCCAAAACCTTGATGGCCTCCGGGAACCATCTCGACTACAACAAGGGTGTTGTCAAGGAAAGCGTTGCGAACCTCGTTTCCGGGTTTGCCGATGACCTGATGAGTGCGCCTTTCATCGACCCGGAAACGCTGCGGCCGATGGCACACTGGGATGGACAGTATGACGGCTACTATGACGGAGAGCCCGTCGTACGCTGCAAGGACTGTGAACATTTCAAGAACTACGGAAAGACATCTTTGCTCGCCGATGGAAAGAACATCAAGGCGGGGTGGTGCTACAGACGGATTCGGTATGATGAGGAGTACAGGATGCCGCCGGACGGTTTCTGCTCATACGGGAAAAGAAGGAATGGAGGTAATGGCAATGCGAAAAATTGAGGATACGGAGGAGCAGAATGAGCACTGAACACAAAGCTGTCCTCCTGAGTATCCGACCTGAGTGGTGCGTGAAGATTCTCAACGGAGAAAAAACTGTGGAGATTCGCAAGAATCGGCCAAAACTGAAGCCTCCGTTCAAGTGTTACATCTACTGCACGAAGGCTCAAAAAAAGCTAATCACCATCTTTAGAGATGGAGATGTCTTTGGCGACGGAGAAGTATATCGCGGTAAACCGCAATTTGTCACTTGGGACGGTGGCAACATTCCAATCGAAATCAGACAGAAAGAACAGACCGTTATCGCCGAGTTCGTCTGCGACAAAATAAGGCCTATCATCGGCAAAACATGGATTGTCAAAGAAGACATCGAAAGAGCCACGTCTGGAAGCTGCCTGTCCTTGAAGCAAATCATAGAATACGCCGGATGGAGCCATTGCTCCTCGTTCACTGAGCGCAAGGAGCTGTATGCATGGCATATCTCAGACCTGAAGATTTATGACCAGCCCAAGTCCTTGTCCGGCTTTTCTAGGCATGACTTTCGTGGCATGAACGGAACCGATGTCTGTGGGAATGAGAGCTGCGAGCATTATCAGCCGTCTGGAAGCTATATGCTCCCACCGACCTGCGCAATCAATGGTTGCTATTTGAGCACGCCGCCCCAGAGCTGGTGCTATGTTGCTGAGAATGAGGAGAATGTATGATGTGGGCTGAAATGTCTGATGCAGCCAAGTGGCTGGCTGTTGGAGCTGCGATTGTCGCAGCCGTTATCGTAACCGGGCAGACATACCCGTTGTGGTTCTTTCTGATTCCGATGAACTGCTGATGAGGAGGTGCCGACCGTGGAACTGAAGAACAGCGAGCATTACAACGACCCGACACCCTATGAGGCGCATAAGAACATCCGCAAGGAGGAACAGCTTGAAGCTGCCCGGATGCGCACCATCAGCGCATTGGTCAGCGCATTGAAGCAGGTAGCCGATCTCGCCGGGTTCGAGATCGTGGGCCGGGTTGTTCTTATGGACAAGGATTCCGGGAGGATTTTCAGATGAGTACCCCAAAGTGCGAGATGTGCGGACGGGACATACCGAACGCCAAGAACCGCCAGAAGTTCTGCCCGGACTGCGTAAAGAAACGTCAGGCCGCGCAATCCCACAAGTCTTATCTCAAGCACCGCGAGTATTATCTGGAACGCAGCCTTGCTCAAGCTGAACGTCGGAAGCAGGAAGTGCTGGAGGAAAGGATGCTGGAGGAACTTTTGCTCGCAAAAAGACCGGAACCGAAGTATAGCATCACTCAGGTGGTCAAAAAGGCAAAAGACCTCGGCATCAGTTACGGCTGGTGTTCGTATCTGCTTTCGGTCGGAAAAGTCTGTATGGAATGA